CGATTATCTGGACGAGAATGTTCTTAAAAAAGCCAATCCTTCGTGGGGTGTGACGGTATCGCTCAAGGCTCTGAGAGAAGAAGCTGAGCAGGCTATGAACGATCCACAGACAAGAAATGAGTTTTTCAACAAGACTTTGAATGTATTCACAAACTCTATGAATGCTTACTTCAATCCTGATGAGTTCATCGCTTCAGATAGTCAATACGATTGGACCCTAGAGGAGCTGGCACGTTTACCAATCCAATGGTATGGTGGAGCTGACTTGTCAAGACTGCATGACTTGACCGCTGCGGCTCTTTATGGTGTCTACCATGACGGCGAGAAAGATGTTGACATCTGTATCACACACGCTTTCTTTCCTCGTGTTAACGCTCAGAAAAAGGCAAATGATGACGGGATCCCACTCTTTGGCTGGCAGTCTGATGGCTGGCTAACTATGAGCAACACTCCGACCGTTCTTTATGATGATATTGTCAAATGGTTCATCAAGATGAGGGAGAAAGGATTCAAGATTGCTGCTGTCGGAATGGATAGGAAGTTTGGTCGTGAGTTCCTGACCAAGATGAAACAAGCTCGGTTCAAGATGATTGACCAACCTCAGCTTTTCTATCTGAAATCAGAGGGATTCAGACGGATTGAGTTCAAAGTTAAGAATAAAGAGTTTTACTATCTTCATTCTGACGCTTACGAATACTGTGTGAGCAATGTTAGAGCGATTGAAAAGGTGGATGACGCTGTGCAATACGAAAAATTAGACGGTGACGGTGGCACTGCAAGAATTGACTTGTTCGATGCTAGCGTCTTTGCTTGTATACAGGCTCTTGCTAATCTTGGTAAGAATAGCGATGTGATGAGCTTCTTTGATTAGGTGAATTATGAATGAAATAGTTTTATCAGAACATGAAATTAATGTGCTAATTAATAAAGGGCGAGTTAAAGTGATTTTAAACGGGGAAGAAGTAATCGTTCGTCAAAGCTATACGAAAGATTTGAGGGCTGAAACAGTTAACTGGGATAAACAAATAGTTGATGTCAGTCAGAATATCGTAAGAAACAAACACTTTGATTCACTTTTCCAAAATACTTTTCGCTAGAAAGGAGGTGAGTAAAGATGGGGCTTTTAGATAGGTTTTTGAAACGTGGTAAGAGTCGAGGTGGAACGAATGTTATCACTCATTCAGATTTTGGTCTTTATATTGACGGTGATAGCTATGTGCCACTGGCTCGCAATCCTGATGTGATTACTGCAGTCAACAAGATTGCTGACATGGTATCTAATATGACCATTCACTTGATGGAGAATACTGACAAAGGTGACATCCGAATAAAAGACGGATTGGCTCGGAAGATTGATGTAAATCCGTGCGACAACATGACTCGCAAAACTTGGATTTTCAAGATTGTGCGTGACCTGTTGTTATTTGGTGACGGAAATTCAGTTCTTCATGTCGAATATGATCCTGTGAATGATTACATTTTGAACCTGAGACCATTCTCTATGAGTGAAGTATCGTTCAAGAGTGACGATGTTGGTTATGTTGTGAATTATCGTGGTATCGACTACAACCCAAGCGAAATCGTGCACTTTATAATCAACCCAGATCCAGACAATCCATTTGTAGGGACTGGCTACAGACTTGCTCTGAGGGATATTGTTAGGAATTTAAACCTTGCAACTCAAATTAAAAAAGGTTTTATGAGTGGCAAGAACGTTCCTAGCCTAATTGTTAAGGTTGATTCTTCTAGTGGGGAATTAGGAACACAAGAGGGACGTGACCAGGTCGCTAAGAAATATCTTAGCACTAGTCAAGCTGGTGAGCCGTGGATTATTCCTGATGCATTGCTAGAGGTTGAACAGGTCAAGCCGTTAAGTTTGAAAGATATTGCTATCAATGAATCTGTTGAAATTGACAAGAAAACAGTTGCTGGACTTTTGGGAGTGCCAGCTTTTATTTTAGGGGTTGGTAGTTTTGACAAAGAAGAATACAACAACTTTGTCAATACAACGATCATGAGCATTGCTACAACGATCACTCAGACCTTAACGAGAGACTTACTCGTTTCAAACAATCGGTATTTTAAACTGAATGCTCGCTCGCTTTATTCGTATGACATTACAGAATTGTCATCAGTCGCTGAACAGATGACTAAAAGCATGGCAATGCGTCGAAACGAGTGGAGGGATTGGCTTGGTATGCCACCTGATCCTGACATGGATGAGCTCCTTGCTCTTGAAAACTATATCCCACAAGATAGACTTGGGGACCAGAAGAAACTGAAAGGGGGTGAGGAAGAGAATGAAGAAACGGAATAGTTATCGTACCGCTCAATTCAAAACACGAGAAAAAATTGATACTGGTGATTTGATTTTGAGTGGGTACTTTATCAAATTTGATGAAGTAACAGAACTGTGGCCTGGTTATTTTGAAGTGATTAAGCGTGAGGGTGTTGAAAAAGCCATCAAAGGAGCTGACATCAGGGCATTATTTAACCATGATGATAGTTTGGTGCTTGGTCGGACTGGTAATGGAACGGTCATTTTGGGAGTTGATGACATCGGTCTGTACGGTGACATCATTATCAATAGAGATGATCCGCAAGCTGTTGGGGCCTATGCTCGTGTTCAGCGTGGCGATGTGATTGGATGTAGCTTTGGTTTCATCCCAATCAAAATCAATACGGAAGAGCAAGCAGATGGTTCGTACCTGGACACTATCTTAGAATTAGAAATCTTTGAAGTGAGTCCATGTACTTTCCCAGCCTATCCGCAAACGGAAATTGCTGCACGACAGAAAGACTTTGAAAGTCAACAGCGTGCCAATCGTGAAGCGCTAGACAAGCGCAAGAAAGAAATTAAGGAGAAATTTAATCTATGAACAAATTATTGATTTTGGGCGCTCGTATGCGCAATAAAGCAGATGAAGTAGTAGAGCTTGAAAAATCAATCAATGAATTGAACAAACGCTCTGAGCTTGAAGCTGCTAAATTGGAACAAGCTGGAAATGATGACGAAGTTTCAGCGGTTGAAAAGAACCTGGAAGATATCCAAAAAGAATTGGAAGATAAATTGGCAGAAAAAGAACAACTTGAAAAAGAAATCGAAGATTTGCAAAATCAAGTTGAAGAATTGAATCGCAAAGCACCGACTTACCCAAGTCAAGAAAAACGTGGAGGACAAAAATTGGAACAACGTGACGCAATTGCTAAATACATTCGTACTGGTCAAACTCGTGACATCGCAGGCTTGAAAACTACTGATTCAGGAAGCGCAGCTCTAATCCCTACTGAAGTTTTGAAACCTCATTTTGTTAACAAAACACGTAATCCACTTTTGGATCTTGTGGAACGTGTGAATGTTAACAGTGGATCTGGTAAATATCCAGTTATCAAGAAGACGGATGGTGTAATGGTTTCAATAGAGGAATTGAAATCAAATCCAGAACTCGGAAAACCAGCAATCAGCGAGATTGATTATTCAATCAAGACTTACCGTGGATATGTCCCTGTGTCACAAGAAATGATTGACGACGCAGACTATGACATCATGACCATTGTTGAAAACGAAGTGTTCAATCAAGGTGAAAACACTGAATTGTCATTAGTTACAGCTGTCCTCAAAACAGCTACCCAAGCAGATGCTGCTGGATTTGATGGTATTAAAGATATCTACAACAAGAAGCTTAAATCAATTTATAAAGCAAGTATTGTTGTAACTAAGTCAATGTTTGCCGCACTTGACAAGGTGAAAGACAAAGATGGGCGCTACATGCTTCAAACTGATGTAGCTTCACCTACTGGCTATTCATTTGGTGGGAAAACAATCTACAAAGTAGATGACACAGTATTTGGAAACGAAGGAGACATGAAATTCTTCATCGGAGATGTCACTGAGTTCGTCAAAGAGTTTGACCGTGCTCAAGTATCCGTTAAATGGGTAAACAATGACATTTACGGACAATTGCTTGGGCTTTTTATCCGTTTGGATATTAAAAAAGCAGATGAAGAAGCTGGATTCTTCGGAACCTACACTGATGTTGTAGCTTAAGGGGGTAGCGTATGAGCTATAAAGTAATCCGTCCTTTTAAGGACTTGACTGATCCTGAAAATCATGACTATGCTGTTGGCGATATCTTTCCTCGTGAGGGATATAAGCCAACAGATAGCTTTACAAACGGCCTTTTGACTGGTGCCAACACTGCTGGTTCCATCTTCCTTGACGTTTTGGGAGATGATGAACCTAAAAAGCCAGCTCCTGAAACCAAAGAAGTGAAAGAAGAGCCCGCAGTTGAGCAGGAAGAAACAGTTGATGAAACTGCTGAAGAGGCTGCTAAGGAAGTTGAGGAGTAAACATGGACGAAGGTCAGCTTTTGGAATTGCTGAAACTTAAGTTGGGTATTTCAACCGACTTGAGAGACAAGCCGTTAAAAAAAATCATTTCAAGTGTCATCACTGAATTGACCGATAACCTCGGTATCGAGCTTGTTGGTGAGCGTGCTGACCATGAAATGTTTATCGTTGACTATGCTGCTTATCGCTATGAGGGTGGGGTGGATATGCCACGTCACCTTCAATGGCGACTGCATAATTTACAGATAGCATCAAAGAAAGAGGTCAAGAATGTGGAATCATGAAATCAAACTGATCTCTAAAAAAGTAACAGGTAAGGACAAGTTACTGCAACCAATCTCTAAAGATGTTGAAGTTACTCTGTTGTGTCGTAA